GAGACAATATAGTAAGTGTGTTGGTAGTGGTACTTTAATATTTGGTAATAATACAGATTCATTTCCTGCATCAGTTAAAGCTGGTGGCACATGTTATGGAGACCCTACATCTGTAACTGGAAGTCAAAGTGATAATTGGATAGATGCAACTACAAGTGGAGCTAATGACTATACACATTTTAATAGTTGTGATGAATGTACTGATTTAAAATATTATAGATTAAAAAGATGTTCTGATAATAACCAAAACTTTAGAAGTGGACAAGATACAACTTCAATATCCTTATCTGTTAACGATAGAGTTACAGCAGGAGGTGTTACTTATATAGTTATCGGTAGTGAATTTATAGCAGCAGTTACTTCTGTTGGGAATGTTACAGATACAGGTCTTTCTGGATGTACTGATGCACCACCTCCAGATAATGTGTTTACAGTTACAAGACAAAGTGATGGAAATACTACTTATGCTCAATTTAATGATACAAACTTAGTGGGAGATGAAAATGTTACTATAAGCACAGATGGTGCAAATTGTTATGATATTGTAGGTAGTGAATCTGTTGCAGATGCAACAATATATGGAACTATTACAGGTAGCTGTACTACTACAACTACTACAACAACTACAACTGCTACTTGTGGAAACCAAACATTATATACATCAACATCATCTGCTCAAAATGCATGTTGTAATTTATATTCTGAAACAATATATATGAACTCTAACTCTATAACATCAGCTACAAAAATTTATACTACTAGTGGGTGTTCATCAGAGCTTTCTGGAACTAAATACTTTACAGCTGATTTAATTTATTATTACACATGGAATGGTAGTAGTTTATCAGGACCAACAAGCTGTCCTAAATGTGGTAATGAACCATAATATGAAAAAAATAGCAACAATAATAATAAAAATACTAGATAAGATTGAAGATTATTTATATAATCAATATCCTAATCTAATTAAGCACATGAAAAAGAAATGAAATACATAGCAGCACAGCCAGAGATAAGGTATTATGAGTGGCAAGTAGATACTATGATATATTCTTTTTTAGACAATGGAGTACATCCAAATGACATTATAATTCTACTAGGAAAGACAGAAAATTATAGTTTTGATAGATTAAGAAAAAAATATAAAGGAGTAAATTTTGCAAGTTATCCATATATACAAGAAAGCAATTACAAACCAGCAATAAAACCATATTTAATGGCTAGGTTCTTTGGTAGTTGTGCATGTAAGTCAGATGACCAATATTATTATTGTGATGCAGATACTATCTTAACTAAACCACTACCCAAGTTTGATAATAATTATGTTTACTGTTCTGATACTAAAAATTACATTGGTTATAATTATATAATATCTAAAGGAGAAGAAATTTTAGATATAATGTCAAATACAGTTAAACTAGATAAAAGAATAATAAAAGAAAGACAGAATGATTCTGGAGGAGGTCAATTTGTATTCTCTGGAACTGATGAAAAATTCTGGAATGAAGTTTATAAGAACTCTATTAAGTTATATACTGAAATGAGTAGATATAATAATAATCATAAAAACCTTTATAAAGATACTTATCCTATACAAGCATGGACAGCAGAAATGTGGGCTACACTTTGGCAATTTTGGAAAACAGGAAGGAAAACAAGAATTGTAGAGCAATTAGATTTTGCATGGTCCACAGATGTAACTGATATGTTAGACAAAGTATCTATACTTCATAATGCAGGAGTAACTAGTGATAACAAATTTGAAAAATTTTTTAAAAAAACCGACTATCGTAATAATTATCCTCCTATGGATTTAGATATAACAAAAACCCATTGTAGTTATTATTATTATAGGGCAATACAAGAGGCAACATGTTAGAAGAAACATTACAAATACTAGATATAGCTAAACAAGCAAGACTAAGAGGAGAATATATTGATATAGCTCTTGGGAAATACAAAGTACCATTAACAATCAAAGAGGCAATTAAGAAATACAAGCATGGCTAAAAAAGTAGAAATAGAAGTAGTAGCAAAAACCGATAAGGCAGATGTTAACATACAAAACACCACAGATACAACAAAAGACTTAGGAAATGAGGCTGTTAATGTAGGTGGTAAGTTTGATACTATGACAGGAGGAGTAGTATCTGGATTTACAGGAGTGTTAAAGTCTGTTAAGGCTACAATTAAATCAATGGGTGTTCTTAAAGTTGCTATTGCAGCAACAGGAATAGGTGCATTAGCTTTAGCTATTGTATCTGTTGGTAAAGCATTTACTAATTCAGAGGAAGGTCAGAATAGGTTTAGGATTATCATGATTCAGATTAGTACAGTAGTTGGGAATGTAGTAGATATACTTGCTAATCTTGGTACTTCTCTTTTAAATGTAGGAAAGGCATTAGGTAAACTTGTAACTGGAGATTTAAAAGGAGCTGCTGATGCATGGAAGAATGTAAAAGAAAATGTAGTTGCTGCTAAAGATGGTATTGTAAATTTTGGAGAAGAAACAAGAGAAGAAATAAAAAAAGCTACTGCTTTACAAGAAAGTAGAAATAAATTAGATAAAATTGAAAGAGACTTATTAATTGAAAGAGCAGAGGCAAACAGAGACATAGCAGCAGCAAGAGAAATTGCAGCTGCAAAAGAAGATGTATCTCTTGAGGAAAGAATGGCAGCTATTGAGGAGGCAGCAAGAATAGAAGATGAGATTACACAAAAAGAAATAGCAGCTGCAAAAATGAGATTACAAGCAAGAGTAGATGAAAACTCTTTAGCAGGTAGCACAAAAGAAGATTTAGAAGAAGAAGCAAGATTAAGAGCAGAGGTTATAAACCTAGAAACATCTGCATTAAAAATCCAGAAAGCATTAACAGCAGAATTAACTGCAACTAAAAGAGAGGCAGAGGCAGAAGAAAGAGCAGCACAAGCTGCAATCAATGCAGAGAAAAAAGCAGCAGAAGCAGAACAGTTAGCAAGAGAAAAAGAATTAGCAGCAGCACAATTAGCAATAAGAGATGCACTAGCTATAACTCAAGAAGAAAAAGATGCTTTAGAAATAGAAAAGACTAAAGAAAAATATGATAAGTTAATTGCAGAGGCAGATAAATTTGGTTTATCAACAGTAGAGCTTGAAAAGAAAAAAATAGATGCAGTAAATGCATTAGTAAATAAAGGAGCAGAGACAGATGCAAAAAATCAAATATTCTGGGAAGGCTTAACTCAAAGAGAGAAGTCTCAAATAATGGCACAGGGTCTAAATAATTTAGCAACAGTATTAGGTAAAGAATCAGCAGCTGGTAAAGCAGCAGCAATCTCTGGTACTCTTATTAGTACATATCAATCAGCACAAGATTCTTATAAATCTCTTTCTGGTATTCCTATTGTAGGTCCTGCACTAGGTGCAGCAGCTGCAGCAGCAGCAGTTGTTGCTGGTATGGCAAATATAAAAGCTATTAAAGGTACACCACTACCAACAATAGCAGGAGTATCAGCTCCTAGTGTTTCAGCACCTTCATCAGCAGCAGTAGCTCCATCTCCTCCAGCTTTCAATGTAGTAGGAGCAACACCAGAGAGCCAACTTGCATCAACAATCTCTAGTAGTCAACAAAAACCAGTCAGAGCATTTGTTGTAAGTTCAGATGTAAGTACACAACAAGAGCTAGATAGAAAAACTAGATTACAGGCAGCATTAGGAGCAGCT